TGAGAAGGTGGTAGCCAGTCGCGCACTGGGCAAAAGCGGGTTGAAGTTGGGCGTTCATTTTGTGCAATTTTCCATTTTCTTTTTTATAAAAATATAAATCAATTTTTTCTGATTCCTAAAAAAATTTAAAATTAAAAATAATAAATGCTAATTGTAGAATGGATTCACAAAATTCCGACACTGAAATACGAAGATATGCGAAGATGCTGATGGACTCTAGTAATTACAGTGGTAAATTTGAATCTACTACATTTACTGGGAATGAAGAGGAAATACAGTGGAAGACAAAAATCAATGACGCAGTTTTGATTCAAGACGATGGTGAGATAGAGAGATTGTTGGAAAATAAATTTTCATGGCAGAACTTGGTGAAAGATGTTGTTAAACCGTTACAAGGAACTGGAGAACGTTTAGATGATTTTTTAGGAAAAGTATACGAACTTCTTCAAAGCTCCAAAGAGGTTAGCGGTATTCCACCATATTCCGCGAGTGGAATAGAAGAGGAACTTACCGCGGCTAACACAGTGCACGAGTTTGGTGCGGGATTCCTTCATAAAGAAGGAGGTGAAATGGATGAAACCGATTTAGACCGTGACGAAATTGATGATGATGATGTTCATGGTGGTAAAAAGAAATCCAAAAAATCCAAAAAATCCAAAAAATCCAAAAAATCCAGAAAATCCAGAAAATCCAAAAAATCCAAGAAATCTAGAAAATCAAAGAAATCTAGAAAATCCAAGAAATAAAAGTATGACATAACTTTATGTGTATTGTTGTCATAGGTGGATTCGGCGGTAGCCAACACTATATGGCAAATTTTATAAAATATTTACAATATAAAACACTACGACCTGTTTTAAATTGTAGCCTACTACATGGAGCAGCATTTGAAATAGAAGTAACAAACATCATAATAAAAATTCATAAAACAAATTATAAAAAGCCATTTGTTATTATCGGATTTTCCACAGGATGTGTAGTGGCTTTAGAGGTGTCAAAAACAATAAAAACCGAATACCTTATTTTATGTAATCCGGCCGAATTATTGACAAGATTTCCTTATGAGTGCATATCAGCTATTTTACAAGGAAATGACACACCCCGTCATATAGAGAAATATCAGCCGACAATAAGAAAATCTAAGATGGGGCAGCCTGTATGGAATTTCTGTCTGAGACTATTTTGCATCTTATGGACCACAATATTATATTTTATAGGTTCAAGGAAAATGGCAGAAATTTATTACCGTTGTCTAGGCAAATATGTTAACGAACCACGACCCGCGGAATTGACACGTGTTGTTTTTTCCAGAAAAATCGGAGATTTGTTTGTCACAATAAACGAATGTTTGCTTCAACAAAATATCAACGACCTGGTTCGCGAATGTAAATCTACGATACATGTTGTGGTCGGGGAAAAAGATAGCTATTTGCATGTTTCTAATCATATTGCAAATAACTTTCCTAATAAAAATATTAGATTCAAAAAAATGAAAGGAGACCACCATACGTTACATAATAACCCGAAATATGCCGCAACAGAAATTAGCGAAATTATCCTGAAAAATATCACGAGTAATTGGTTATAGGAAACTATGTTGCATACATTAAAGCAGCGTTACCCCCAACAAAGCTAACAACGTTGTGACGTTCTTCAAACACTGTTAAATCATAACCATACATATATATTGTTCCTGCAGGTTTATTAATTCCGATAATAACTCCGGTCAATGGATCGCAAATTGTTGTTACTTGCGCTTTTGGATTAAATGGTGGTGAAATTGTGCTTATCTCAAGTTCAATCAAATGAAACCGATTCATATTCATAGCACCAGATGGCTGTAAATCATGTGGATTCGTATTCAAGCAAAAATTATAACAATATAACCCATCGGGTGCGTTTCCACTAGTGCGAGTATATTTCTCAATATAGTTATAAACTCCTTCAGACTGTGAATTCTCTCTATAGGTTCCGTCTAAAAGCAATGCCATTTCCCTTAATATAGTTTTTTCGTTTTCGTGATTATATGGTCCGGTCGTTAAAAATCCTGCCACTAAATTATTGCTGCTAAAATCAATCGGATCGGAAAAAAATAAGCTTCCGTCTGTGTTAAGTCTGATAGTGTCATAACGTCCGGGTTTTTGCGATAAATATTCATTCACTGGATTCTTGCCATATGGCCAATTTGTATAATTTGACCATTCATTACGCAAATTGGCGTCGCTTCTTCTCAAAAAAAATAAATAGCTACTGACTAAACCCAAAGATTTTAGGTCTAGTTTATTGGAACCGGTTATATTAAGAAATTTATTTTCCCTTACTTGTCTAAACAAATAATTTTGTTCTTGAATAGCGAATAATCTTGATTCTGCGTTTGATAGAAAACAATATGTGCAATTTAAATTAATATCGGAGTTCCAAATGCTTCTTTTATCGGTATAAATATAGGTTCCTAGAGATGGATCTACTGGGGGCGGTGTCTGTAAAAATCTATAAAATTGCATATAGTCTTTATTGAAGTTGGGAGCAACATAGGGATAATTGTTGGATGAATCCATTATGTCGCGAATTCGGAATAACTCTTGAATGGGACGTAGTGTGACTGTTATAACTAATTCGTTATATTGTAGTGCTACTAATGGGAACGCCATTTGACTTTTCATGGTAAACCACGCATTTAACGGAACATAAATAGTTCTTCCGCGTATAGAGGGCTCCGCACCGTATTCATTCCCATCAATATGTTTGGCGTTTGGATAAATATTGTTTCTACCATCGGCGTTTGCTGGATCAAATAACTCGGGGATGTTTCCGGTCATTCTATCAAATAATGCCTTTTTTTCAGCTGAGAAATCCCGCTGCGTGGCCGCTAATAAATACTCTCCGGAAAATTCTTGAATAGTTTGATTTCCACATGTAATTGTTATCTTTGATATTATTTGTGAACCAATGTTTTCAATCCATTTAAAATCATAAGGAGAGCGGCGTATTATAGTTGAACTACTGGTAAATGTTGTAGTAGTATATTGTGTCGTCATTGTTGGCTCATCAATTGTATATGGAATGCCGAATGGACCATTAATTGTTACAAAATTATTAGTTACTGCTTCATAAGGAATTTTTATTTCCTTTGTATATGTATTTGTTACGGGTATTCTAGCTATGGGGCTCCATATATCTGGCAGATCAATGGACAAATAACAGTCCATCAATAAATCAGCATATCTCTTCATTTTGAACGTGAAAACAGAGGATTCGGCTAATCGTAGGGTGGGTGTTCCTTCAAAGTCAATACGAAATTTCTGAAGACCGAAATTTGTATATTTTGCATAGGAAGCTTTATAAAAACTTTTGCTGGGGTTTGAATTTAATATAACATTTTGAGCACCGCTGCTAACTAAATTCATGAGCCCACCTGGCATTGTAATATATATATTAGACATATTTAATTCTTTATTTGTTAAAACAATAAAATGTCGCGAAATACCGCTTTTCTCTTTCATGCAATCCAGAAAATGTTTTATTAGAATGAATTTGTTGTTTTATTATCTATTTTTATAGTAGATTAGATAAATGTCAAAACCCATCCAGAATACAAACATTGTCAAAAATACCATGGAGACATTAGCAAATCTTAAGGAGAATTCAATGGCAACAATATTATTAGTATTTATTTTGGTTATTATTATATTTTTTTCTATATATCTTTACCGGACTTCTACATTACTGTCAAGAGAATGTTCTTTCATGGACAAAATATATAGCGCATTAGACGGAAAAATCGCCTCCTTAAATGCAAACGACCCTAATTGCCAATTTAATCTCAGGGATTATTATATTAAAACCGCATTCAATTGCTGTAGTGGCGGGCAATATAAGAATGACTATGTTTCAACATGTGCACTCAAGGATATAATAAAGCAGGGTGTCCGTTGCTTAGACTTTGAAATTTATTCTATTGATAACAAACCAGTAGTTGCTACCTCTACACAAGAGAGTGATTTCGTAAAGGAAACGTATAATTCGGTTCCCTTTTCCGATGTTATGGATGTAGTTAAAAATTATGCTTTTGCCGGAGGCACGTGTCCAAATCCACTAGATCCGCTTATACTTCATTTACGTATTAAAAGCACGAATCCGCAAATGTACCAGAATATGGCGAATATATTCAAACAATATGATCAATTGTTTTTAGGAAGTGAAACGAGCTATGAAAATGGCGGCAACAATTTGGCTTCGTCGCCTTTAATGAGTTTTAATGGAAAAATTATTATTATTGTGGACCGTTTAAACAATAGTTTCATGGACACGAACGATTTTTACGAATATGTAAATATGACGAGTAATTCTGTATTCATGCGCGCACTCCATTATTATGATGTAAAAAACACTCCTGACATGAACGAACTTCAAGAATTTAATAAATTAAATATGACAATTGCGATACCAGATAAGGGACTCGCGAATCCACCAAACCCAAATACAATAGCATCAAGAGAGATGGGATGTCAGATGGTCGCCATGCGTTATCAGAATTTTGATTCTTTTTTAGAACAAGATACATTGTATTTTGACCAAGGTGGATACGCGTTTATATTAAAGCCCGAACGTTTAAGATATATTCCCGTGACGGTTCCGGACCCCACGCCACAGAATCCTGCTCTCAGCTACCAGACAAGAGAGATATCCACGGATTATTACAAATTCAACATTTAAGGAATTACATATATAATATATATCTTCTCATAATATATAAGTACTTATATTATGAAAAAAAAAGAAATATGCGATAAAACAATGGATTTCGATGAATGCGAAATGGCAATTCTCCGGGTTGCAGTAGATAAAGCAGAGGAAAAAATAGGAAAAGCCACAGTCAACTCACCTGATATTAAACGCATGATTTCCATAGTGGAGGACTTTATAAGAAATAAAAAATTAATGGTATATGGCGGAACTGCCGTGAATAATATATTGCCCAAACAATACCAGTTTTATAATAAAGATATTGAATTAAGTGACTATGATTTTTTCTCTACGGATGCGCTTGGAGACGCCAAAGAATTGGCGGACATTTATCTCAAAGCGGGATTCACTGAAGTGGAGGCAAAAGCGGGACAGCATCATGGCACATACAAAGTCTTTGTTGATTTTTTAGGCGTGGCGGATATTACACATATTCATAAGGAAATTTTTATAGAGTTGAAGAAGGAAGCTGTCAAGGTGGCAGGTATTCTTTATGCACCTCCTAATTTTCTGCGAATGTCTATGTATTTAGAATTGTCTAGACCCGCGGGAGACATATCTAGGTGGGACAAAGTTTTGAAAAGAATCACGCTTTTAAACAAACACTATCCATTACACGGCAAAGAATGTGACACGCATGATTTTCAGAGAGAAATGGTTTCCGATACCGATTCGGTAAATATTTTTGAGACAATAAAAAAAACCTTTATTGAACTTGATGTTATATTTTTCGGCGGATACGCCATGTCTATGTATTCGCATTATATGCCAAAAAATTTACAAGTGAAATTCAAACGTGTGGCTGATTTTGATGTTCTCTCTGATGAACCGCTTAAAACCGCCACTATATTGAAAGAACGATTGGAGGATATAGGTATTAAAACTGTAAAAATAGTGAAACAGGACGCAATCGGAGAGATAATTGCACCGCATTATCAGATAATGATTGGCAAAGATACTGTTGCTTTTATATATGAGCCAATTGCTTGTCATAGTTATAATGAAATTCATATAAAGGGGGATAAGATTAAGATTGCCACGATTGACACGATGTTGAGTTTTTATTTGGCGTTTTTGTATTCAGCGCGCAAATATTATGATACGATTCGTATATTATGCATGGCGGAATTTCTTTTTGATGTTCAGCAAAAAAATCGGTTGAAACAGCGGGGGTTACTAAAAAGATTCAGCATAGATTGTTATGGGCACCAGGAAACCGTTGAGGAAATGCGTGCGCAAAAAGCCGATAAATTCAAGGAACTTAAAAATGAGAAACAAAATCCCGAGTATGATGAATGGTTTTTGAGATATAGACCAGGAGATAATGTTTCAAATAAAAAGGTTCCGGTTACCAAGACAAAGAAAAATATAGGAAAAAAGAAAAGAAAGGCTTATTATAAAAATCCACATACAAAAAAGAGAAGGGGAAGAGGTGGGCTGTTTTATTGAAAAATATTATACTCGCATAATATAAATGAAAAGAAGTGCTGCGGCAGCAAATTTACCCGAAAAAGCAGGCGAAGGGCAAAACGCGGAACTCGCGCAAGTCGCACAAAATGTAAACCAGGCAGCCGAATTATTGAAAAGCGCTAAAAAACGACTGGTATTGCAAGGTTCTTCTGCAGGGGGTGCGTCGGCTAGCATTGATCCATTGGTAGACCATTTAGACGCCATAACGGCTAGTTTGCAGAACGTCGCTTTAGAAATTGAACAAGGAGCACAAGAGGAGGAGCAACCCCCTGAGTTTGGCGGCAAAAGGAAAACAAGGAAATCAAGGAAATCAAAGAAATCAAGGAAATCAAGGAAAACAAAGAAAAATCGTTTTCAATAAACCAGAATAAAAATAAAAATTGAATTTTATTTTTGTCTTTGAAAGTAATGAAAAACACAGAAATGATGGTCGCAGTGAAGATTCTAGTATTCCTCATCTTTTCAATGATGATTTGTTATTTTGCATCGTTTTGCAAGGGAAATATGAGACGCGGCGTGGTTTCGCGCATTCATCTACGTAATTTACGCGGGTTAAATAACGACGACTTATTCAACAGACCCGCAGACAATTCAACCGGAATTTCACCAAGAAAACCAATTAACCCAACGCCGGCTCCTCCCGTAAGCTGTTGCTTGATTCTTTCACCGGAGACAAGACACCTTCGGAAGGCGCAATGTCTTTAATTAAAAAAATAAGGTATAAACTCAAACACAATATGTTTGAATCAAATAAACATAATAATTTTTAATTGTCCTAGACGCATAGTAATAGAAAACAGTGTCGTATATTTCACAAGGAATTATTTTTTTCATGACAAAACAAACATAGAGGGAGTAATACAAAATTCGCTCAACTACATAACGCAGTAAATAAAAATAAAAGCGTTCCAGAATATTCCAATCATTTACCCAACTACACATTTGCGAACTCATTTTCCGCGTATAGAACAAATGAATATCCAACATTCCCGCAAGCATTCTATGGAAATTTGTTTTTTCATTTTTCACAGAGATAATATGTGTGACCTTATCGTATCCAAGCAAGTTCATATATAAAATTCGTCTATTTTCCCGAATAGGAAAAATATAAGGATTTATTCCGTCTATATATTTTTCCATATAAGTCATATTTCCGTTTACTAAAAAAGGAACAAAGCATGATTTTTTAATAGTTCTAAAAATATCTTTCAAATCTTTATAGTGAGATTTAACGACATGCTTACCAGATTGAACATTATAATAAGTAATAAAAACACGACCGTTCATTTGTTGAATTAACTTTTTGGAAAATCGGGGTTTAATCAGAGAAAACACCTCGGAAAATACATTCAATATATATTTTGTTTTAAACGCATTCAGCATAATTTCATAAATTTTTTCGGATAAATCAAGAGAGTTGACATGATATAAAACCGCAGCAAAAGACCCGACACTACATCCAGAAATTCGCATAACTTTCGTGCATCCGCGTTTCTCTAATGCTTTTAGAAAATGCATGGCGCCAGCCAAGTAAGAACCATTGAATAACCCGCCATCTAAAACAATGTCAATAGACTCGCATTCTTTTTTTTTCGGAATAGTGTCTATAAACTGTTGAACATAATTAGAAATCATGATTTTAACTGCGTGTTGTATTACAAAAATAAAAAATAAAATCCGAACAAACGATAAACCCCTAGAACCGAGCAAAATGATTTACTGATTTGAATAATAAATAATATAAGAGTCCAAATAAAATACTAACAAACAAGTATCCATTTATGTTATAATTTCCGTCTGAACCACACAAAACAGGAAAGTATTTATAAAGATATTTTTTGAATATCGGCAGTTGGAATAAAAAATACATGACGGCTAATAAAAGCGGAATTTGTATTTCGTCATATAATTGGTCAAGATTATTTGAATTGTCCATTCTTTTCCCGTAATTGTCAATAATATCTTGGTTGTCTTCATAGTCTTTGATATAATCTTGATTACTCCCGGGGGGAATATAGGTTGCTTGAATTTGTTCATCGCCGACGATATTTTGTGTGGTTTGTGGAATATCCCGAGACTGAAGTTGTGTCGCACCGGAAGAGCTGGCTTGTTGTAATCCATTTACTATTTGATTAATAGTAGTTTGGTCTAAAGAAAGCGGTGTTTTTCCCATTTCGTTACTAGAAAACGAGACATTTCCGCCTACCGAACCACCCCCAACAGGGTCTGTTGGTAATTCATGAATACTAGTTGTATCTGATGACATTATAATAAAGAAAGATTCTTACTTTATAATAATTACGCAAATTCTTAATCTAATCTATAGAGACGGTTCTCTTACTAGCATCGCATTTTTTAGAAACGGGAGTATATTTATAACATTTGTCGTGAAACTTGTATATTTTGTCTTCTATCTCTTCCATTGGAGGAGCTTTAAATAAAAGGCAGTTTTTATCTTTACAAACAGTTCTAAAGAATGTGGCTAGACCAAAACCGAGAATTACTGACATTATATATTTCCCATTTTGAGTGTGTAAAAATTTGGATATATTAATTGCCATTTTCTCTATGTTTGTGTATATTATTAGAAAAGATTTTTATTATTCCAAGACAAAATATTGGACGATTGTTGAGTGGACGATTGTTGAGTGGACGTGGACCCCGATTGAATAGGAGTAGTTTTAATCAAAAAGCTGTCACTGGGACATTTTACTTCCTCCGACGAATATGTAAAGCAATTATCGGCTTTGTCTTTATAATATACCTTCCCCACGTTTTCTGGTGTGGGATAGACATGAATGGTTTTCATATCAGGACCCATTATATAGGTAAAAAACAGTCCTACTGCCAAACTAATAATAAATACTGGCAATGAAATGTACTTTCCTAAAAACATGTATTAGATATATACATTAGAGAGACATAAAAATAAACGATACACTTTTTATTCATCATCAAAATTTGAGCCGGCCTCGTCTTCTCCCACGTCTTCTCCCACGTCTTCTCCCACGTCTCCATCGGAATCTCCACTTGATTCAATGATTAGCTTTGATTTTTTAATGGACGGTATTGCGGGTCCCTGAATTCCGCCTGTTTTAACTGGGTCTTTCCTTTTATCTTGTCCCATACGCATTGATATTATCGTTTGAGATTTTTCGTCTCCTACATCTCTCTCTAAATCCTCTATGGAAATTTCTTTTTTAATAAGATTATAGGTTTCATCATCATACTCAACTTGATAATAAGAAGTTGTTATTTTCGTCAATTCTTTCAGTTTCGGCACAATATCGTTCAGATAAAGTTCCGCCACATCACGAGCATATTGAGTATTTTGTGTTTTCTCATATTCGGTCATCATGGTTTTTATTGTAGAAATTGTTCTCTGTAATTCAAATTGTATTTTCTTGGTTTTTTCTTTTTTTTCAGCATTGTCTACAATGTCTAAATAACTTTTCATGGTTAATTCGTATAGATTTGTTATATTTGCAACATCTGCTTTTATTTCGTCAAATTTATCCACGGCTTGTTCTGTAGTAATATACCCGAACAACAAGTCGTTTTTATCTACCACGATGCTTTTTTTAAAATCGGCGAGTTCCTTCTCGTCTGTATTAATGCTATCTCTCAAATTATAGATGAAACCAATATTAATATCAATATTAAGTACACATGGTTCTTTTCGGTCTCCACAAAGCGCGATTAAATGCCTACTATCATTTTTCATTTCCATAGAAAACAATGAACCCACAGGTCTCCGACAATTGATACATTTTCTTTTAATTTTCTGAAACTCGCGCCGCTTTTCTCTCCAACTCAGGGCGTCGGTATCTTTTAGAATTTTTTGTTTTTGACTTGTATATAAATCCTCATATTGTGATTTTAATTTATAATATGTCTTTAGTCCATCTAAATAAGTTGTTTTTTTTTCTAATTCTAAATCAAAATTTTCACTCATTATATCTACCTTATATTACACCACGAGAAAAGAAAACCAGGAACAAACACTAAATTTGTCGCACGTTTGGAGTTATTGTCTTGCATCGCATAACACATATCAATTTGTGAAATCCTAATAATTCAAATAGAATATGCAAAGTAAATCCTATTGTGAAGATGGTAATTATCTTGTATTTTCTGAAATATAAAAAAGTATAGAAAAATGACCCCAATGTGAGGAATAAAATTCCTTCTCCGATGCACTCCACAAACAATTTCCATTTAGTGGGGTCATAAATTTGCTTATCTATTAATAAATCTAATTTACTGCAGGCGTTACCGTTATTACAATAGTATGCTTGAATGTTTAAGATATATCCCAATAAGTGCTTCAAGAATCCATGAACAAAAAGAAAAACATAATCATTATTGATTGAAACAAAGAAATTTATCACGCTGTATAAAGCAATACACAAGCCTCCCACGAAAAAAGCCTCAAAAATGTAGTTCATAAGGGAGCGTTCTTTATATAGGTTTAAAATATATTATTTTTCTCGGGGTTAATATTTTCTTTGCAAGATATTGTCTAAATCAGAACCCCATTCTGGAAGCCCGGTTATGAGTTCTTGCTGTGCACGTCGTTTAGAATCTTGATAATTTTTCACTTTGGAGAGAATATATTGTTGTTTTTCCTTGTTTTTCTGGTGTTTTTCTGCGGGTGTTAATTTACCTTTATATTTGTATATCAACATAAATCCTAAAAGGGAGCAAAATAATAAGAAAAAACACAGATTTAACATGAAATTGTAATATTTGCTTTTGAAATCATGGCACTGTTTTAATGTTTGACTTAGAAAATATTTCACTCCGGGTTCTATTAATTTGGGTTTAGAAACAGAATTCATAAGAGAATTCATTTAGTAGTGTAAATTAATATTACTGTTAATAAAGAAAATTAAATTATATTTATAATTTATGGACAGTTCTTATACGGCAATAATATTATTCATAATAGTAACTATCGGATATTATGTTGCCATAAAACCACCGTTAACATTAGAAACGATAGAAGACGGCAAGCAATACATATCCTATACAACTATGGTATACACTTCCTTATTTACGTATTTTTTAGCGGCGGTGTTAACTCAATTTGGCATAAACGCGACAACCATCACGACGAATTGTGGTGGTAGCGTTTCTCTAAATGTTGCGTCGGCGGCTTATATCACGTTTATACCCTGGATATTTATTTTCGGAGCATTAATCGGAATTCTTATTGTTTTTCCTGGTTTTAAATCCGCGTTTTCTAATGTGGTCGGATATTTTGCGGTGGCTGGGAAAGCAAATGTTTTGTTGACCGAATTATTGATAAATCAGGATATCAGTAAATCTATCAATCAAGATGCGTCAGTGACACCAGAAAGCAAAGAAAAATTACAAAGCGCTGCCGACGCTATTATTAAATTAGTGGGAAATACGTCCATTCTAATCAATCAAATAGTTCCGGAGAATTTCCAACAATTTTGGGAGATGTTGACACCTTTGATGAAACCCGCGTATCAAAATCCGGCGACAAATTCGGAAATGAAGAAATCCTTGTTGGATTTGGTCATTATGAGAGATAATATAGGAGAAGCCATGTGGTACGTCTATACCGGAATTCTCATTATTTCTATTACACAGTATCAGATTGTGGCGAATGGATGCAAGCAGGATGTCGCCACAATGGAAGCGAATCATGCCGAGTTTTTAAAAAATGAGGCAAAGATAGAAGAACAAAACAAGAAAGCACAATCTACCGTTTATAAGGTTTCTTAATATTTGACAAAAATGATATAAATATGAAACGCCACTATATTCATTATGGAAAAATTGTATGATTTTGTCGTTGAAAGAGACGATTTTATTACTAGTGACAAAATATTCAACTTTTGTCAGGGATTAAATAAAAAAGAAATACAATATATCAAGACGGATTTTTTGAAATATAGGAGAGATAATAACATGGTATTTGTGTGCGGATGGAGAAATTTGAATGAAAGACTAGATTTGTCCTGTGTTAAAACATTAGTTACTGGACATTCTGATTATGATATATCAAACCAAGAGCTGGAAATTTTGAATATGACAAATATGACACGAATGTTTAGTCAAAATGTTAATATAAAACATCCGAAATTATTTTCTTTGCCCATCGGGATAACCAATAAGGATGAACCAAATTCAAGAATTCATGAAATCATAGGAAACACAGATAGAATATACGAAATATCAAAAACGCCCAAAAAAATAAAGAATCTAGCTTATATGAATATAACTATAAGTAATTTTCCGCGCGAGCGACAACAAATAAATCATTTATATGGTAACAAAAATTGGGTAACGGTGGGAAAAAGCGACATTTCTGAAAAAGGACATTATAATTTTTTGAGTGAAATTTATGAACATAAATTTTGTTTCGCACCTAGAGGAAATGGTATAGATACTCATAGGTTATGGGAATCTTTATATTTAAGAACAATACCGATAGTAAAAAAATGCTTGGCGATGGAGCAATTTTATGATTTACCAATTCTCTTTGTGGATGATTGGGATAATATTACAGAGGATTTTTTAAACAAAAAATATGAAGAAATTATAAATAAAAAATATCCACTTGATAAATTGAAAATTAACTATTGGTTAAATTTAATTTCCTCTTGAAAATAGTGACAAACGTTAATAAAAAATTTATTAACGTTTTTAATAATATTTATTTTAATAGTAAAAATGTTTACTATCATTCAAGAAAGTTGTCATTTTTTGCATTTTATGATGATATGATCCTGGTCCTCCAGGAAAGTGATTAACGACTTTGTCGGTGTGAATATTATAATTATTATTAACAACGTATGATTTCAAAATTTTGTTATTGTATAAATTATATTTGAAAGCATTATATACTATATATGGCTGATCATAACAAGAAAAGAAACGAGGTCTTTCAATAATGTCCTCATTTATTCTAGAAAATAAATGTCTAATTTTTTCACAATTATTAAATAATAGTATTCCTGACGAAAATGCTGTTTTGTCAACATAATTATGAATTTCGTTCCCAAATAATGATTTCCCCCAGCAATCCGAATCAGAATCAATTCTTTCTTCTTCTAATGCGTATAAAAGGTCTTCTGTGCAAACGTGAAATACCTTATTGACGTCGTTTTTCACTATTATATCAGTATCTAAATATAGAAATTTATCATATTTTGACGCAGACGATAAATTAAATAAATCCAATCTAGATTTACATGCTTTATCAATATCATTGTATGTATCATTAATCTCAAACTTAATTTTTTCATCATTGAACAAAACGCTGTTTTTAATTATATTCATAAATGGGGTGGAGGTATAAACTAATATATTTGTATTTTCGTCTAAATTTCCGTAAATAAATATACTTTCCAGCAACAAGAAAAACATATAAACATACTGTTCTTGATTAAAGACACAAATAAATATGCAATTCATATTATACTGTTTCGCATTATAAAATAAATAGGAATTGAACGAGTAATAACTAAAAATATTATATGAAAATATAAAATATATCAAAAATAAGATATACAAATTATTTTTAATGAAATAAAACGGCATCTTAAATGTAGAAATAAAAAAGGTGTAATATAACTTATTTTTTATTTGAGACAAAAATACTCCATCCATTCTTTCCCTCTGATTTTCTTTGTGTAATTTCCAATCACTATCACGTAATAAATTTTGTCGTATTTCTTTGCATTTATAAACGTTTGTGTCATCTAAAATTATCACTTTAGGATTTTTTTTCATCAAACAAATAAAATCACCTTTTGTTGTATATTCTCCACCGTTCAATATTATCGCGTCAACGTTTTCAATGTTATCAATATTTGTCTTTTCAGAATTTTTTAAAAGAATAATCTCCGGAATATACCAATCCATATGTATATCTGGTATAGTTGATGGGTCAATTATTTCTTTGTGCAAAACGCCATTTATTAAAACAGTTTATTTTTTGTATTTTTATTTTCCCAAAACATTTTTGCTTCAGCATATTTTTGTTGGTCGGCTTCAAATGAGTATGATGTTGAATTTTTTTTGTATATAATGGCATTCATTACACATAATGTTGACCCCTGTTCATTCCAAGAACCAACCTCTATGATATTACGACAAATTTTCATCTTTACATAAGTTATAAATTTCTTCTCCGAAAGGAGAATTTAAATTAATTTGCCCGGTCCCGTGAAACATTTCGTTTGTATTATATTATTATAATACAATTGTATATTATGAACGCATATTTTCTAAGTCACAATGGAATGGGTGACAATCTATATTCAATTGGTGCATTAAGATTTTTATTGAATTATTATGAAAAAATATATTTTTTATGCAGAGATAAATTACTTGAAAACGTCAAGTTATTTTTTTGTGATACTCAGAGAATTGTGTGTATTCCATTTGATGGTAACAATGAGTTCGGTAGTTGTCGTGAAATAATAAATAAAAATTATGAAAACAACGACATTTTTATATGCGGTTATCATAAGAGTTATTTAAAGTCTAAAATAACGTCTATATTAGACCGTGAGTCAAAAAATACTTATACGATAGATTTTGACACAATAACTTCGCAAAATTATGATTTTATTGAGGGGTTTTATAAAGACATCAATTTAGATTTATCTATTTTTTTTGATTATTGGTTCTTGCCAACTTTAGAAGAATCCAAACAATTATACGATGAAGTGAAAAACTACGATATTGTATTTTTACAGACCGAATCGTCCAACAAAAAAAAATTAAATATTAAAAAGTTATTAAACAAATATTTGCACGACGAAAAAACAATTTTGATTTCCAATGACGAGAATTTATATAACAACGTTGAAAGTGGTGAAGAACATATAAAAATGAAACAACAATTGTGTTCACATTTTGTTAGAAATAAAGTCGTTTATTATTTAGATACGATTATAAACGCCAAAGAAATTTATATAATAGATTCATGTTTTGTTGGGATTGTTTTGCCATTAAAAAAAACGAACAAATTAAAAGCGGAGATTGTTAGAATAATTTTAAGACAACAATGTGATATTGTTGAATTATAGCTAGAACAATATTAACAATATATATTTATAAATATATATTGTTATATGACAGATTTCTTGCATATTATTAGTGCATATAATAGTGATCTTTCGTTCACTAAAAATTTAATTGGAAAATATGTATTATTTCATAAAAATAAACCAGAATTTGAACCTTATAATAATGTTAATATTTGTGGCGCAGAAACAAATATTCTCAAATTTATTTTTACTTTCTATGATGACTTGCCCGAAATATGTGTTTTTACTCATCCATACAACAATAAATGGACTCATGGCGGAAACTTGTATGATTGTATTAATAACTTATATAATATGCGAAAATCTCTTCACGACTTTGGTGCAATTAGCGACCAACAACCTAGGTATTCAAATAACTGCAACGTAAGATATGATTATATGACAGAAACCGGATGGTGGGAAGAAACAATGGCAGAATATTTTGGGGAAATAACGAAAATTTCAACTGGAAAAATAGCTGGAGCGCAATTTTATGTTAGAAGAGAAAGAATTAGAAAATTGCCAAAAAAATTTTATATGGCGATGTATGATTGGTTAATAACAAAAAGTGCTCCAAATAGTCTATATTCTCAAAGTAACCCATTAAATCAGTTTTGGACGTCAAGATTTATGGAATGGTCGTGGGAATTTATATTTACAACCGAACCGTTGCCAAAGAAATAATTTTTCTTATTCTCTCAATCTAGTCGCCCAAAATGGATATTTTACTGATTCGCCTACTCCAAATGGAACGACCCATGATTCATCTCCGTCTATTACTACCGACCCCATAATTTTCCTTAGAACACTTGTAACGCTTTGTTCATGTCGGTTATCGCTAAATTCATTTATTTGATTCCCATTTTTATTATACATGTCGGTGCATAATAAAGGATTTTGTAAAATTGCATCTGTATATAACGCCATATATTTCTTTAGATGCTCGTTTTTTTTAAGAACCAATACTCCGCCCAAATATTGTCCGGTATTTGCGATATCGCTATTTATGTCTACTTTGAAATAATCAAAAATCTCCTTAATGGTCCAAGCTTTTTCCATCGCTAATGAACCAGGACCATTGTTTCCCGACATTTGAAAAGATAAAACCCCATATTCACTATTTTTTAACATGGAAATATATTCATTAAACCTCGGTTTACCATGTTTGTTTAATTTGCACCCGGCATCCAAGTAAACAATATAATCATTTTGATTAATATACTTTATTGTGTCGTTTAATATTACTGGTCTCCATATCCAATATCCGCCACCGCGTGGTTGTTCCAATATTTGTTTATATCTTTGAGAAAAATCAAAAGGAAGGTCTTCAGGTCCATAAGCTTTGATGGATGCAAATTCACCGAATCTAATCGCCTCTGAAACCAATCGTTGTTTTGACTTTTTGAATCTCTCGTTCCCATAAGTAATAAAATGAATTTTCGGTGCATAATTTTTTATATCCGCTATTTTATTTGTCCAGTAGTCCAATGTCATTTTTTTATAATTATACTTATTTTCACGTATATTTTGAGTTATCAGAATATATTGTTTTTCCAAAAACTCCGTATTAATTTCATCCCATGAATTGAGAACCAATATCGGTAAATCTTCATATAATTCGTTTAAATTGGACGATAGAACAATAGGAATACAGCCCACATGAATCGCTTCCCATGTTCTATGGCAATCTGCTCCCGCTCCTTGTGGCGACAATACAAATTTGTATTTTTTCCATTGATTATAACATTCCGGATTCGTAACACTAACACATATTTTCCCCTCAATATGTGAAGGAATAAAATCAGAACTAAGTGGTCGCATAAATGGAAGTATATCACAAATTTTTTTCCATTGTTCGTTTGCTTTATCTAGTAGAATAACACGTTCTGGATTCGTATGCGGTGAGTAATTCATGCATAACATTTTTTTATTTTCTGGAATCACGTTGTTCACGTTGTTCTCGCGTAACCAATCGGAGAGAACATTATATTGTCTATTGTAATTCAACCCAATTGGAATCCCAGATAATTTAATATGGTGAAATGGCTTATTCCAAGTAAAACAATGTTTTAATTTAATATTATAAAGCCAGTCCTCCTTTAAATCAACAACATCTGATTCAATAATAATTAAAATAACACTCACCGAAAAGTTATTTATTATGGAGGTAAAAAAATCAGAAATTATTTTGCTATAACCAGTAACGCAAACAAGCGTATTTTCCGCGCAGTTATTGAAATCAAACGTTTTAATATTCAATGTTCTGCGTGTTATTAACAATCCCCTTTGGGATTCAACCCAATCAATTAATTTGTCCTCTGACAACATTTAATAATAATAACAGCAAAAGTTTATATCTTAATTTTTGTTATATAATTCTCCAATATTTTTCTATCCCGATTTACTAATTCGTATAATCGCGGACACTCGGTAATATTATATCTAGGTTTCCCCCCACTATTACTGCATCTCTGCGGGATTAAATAACTTTTAATGCTATATACACAACTAATCCAATCATCACAGTACCAATTTTTTATCTCTTCTGGAAAGAAAAAACCAAAAATATCAATATGTTTTCTACCGACGAAACATTGAGTAAAAATACGGATGTTTTCTGAAAGCGGACCGGTTAATCCAATGTCGTTGTTTTTTTTCAATAAATAAACAGAATCGTTTATCCATAAATTGTCCAAAAATAAAATGTCGTCCCCGCAAGCAAAAATATAATTGGCACCTTCGTCATATGCTTTTTTCGCCAATATATTCCATATTTTTGTCACGTGACCTTTTTCAATATTCGTTAAAAATAAAAATTCTATATCCAATCCAATACCTTTATAGAAATTAATAATTTCAGGTCTGCTATAAAAAGGGTCGCCAAAATCAACCCCGACATATAGTTTGTATTCGTATTCTGAATTTGTCGTATTTTTAAAAGATGTCATCATTTTATATAGATAAGATTCATACGGAGAATTCCATTGTCTATTATGTGACGTAGATGGTATTATAATAGATACTTTATTTTTTGGCATATATATATATTTATTTATTACTATTAAATCTCTAAGTAATAAATAAAATTAAATTTAAAATTCGGGATTACCTGTGAAAACGGCTGGAGCCGACACTGACTTTACGTCGCCTTCTAGAATAACGGGATTTAATTGGTCAATAATAAAGTGTGCCGAAATAACACTAAAATAAACTAAAAGTGTGTCTCTCACTAAAAATTTAATGGGTTTGCTTTCTTTCTCCATGAATCGCATTTCTACAAACTTGACTATTAGATAAACGACGGATATTATTGTTGCCACTATAAATACATTCATTCGTGCTAAAGTAACGTATTAAATTCTTATTTTTTATTTAACGCATTTTTTGTGCGTGTTTTCTAGATTTTCTAGGTTTGCGTGTTTTACGTGTTTTGCGTCGTGTTTTGCGCTTTCCGGCACGTGAAGCCATGCGAGCCTCTAGGTGCATATCACGCGTCATATTTGAAGGGTATAATTTCGTTATATATGTTGAGACTTCTATAAATTGTTGAAGAAATACATTCTGTGCTGCCGTAATTTTTTCCGCTTTTAACTGAGTCAATGATTCTAATAAAGTATCACCATTTGCATGCATAAATTTAAATAAAGCTATAACGGAATTAGCGGTTGCAATATAATAATCAAATGAATTTTCAACAATAGTTACTTCATTATTCATATTTCTAAAATATAATCTGTAATTCCCTGGAACATCGTCAACTTGAAAAAGTTCACCTACATGTATTATGGAATTTCCGTAGTTGCCACTAGGTTCTTTATCCCGCAAGAAATAAAAATGAATATTTGACTTCCATTGTTGAAATCTTTCTGGTTGAGTTAAAGCGTCTACGGGATTGACAACAAACTCCTCTAGTTGATTTGCCTCAATAGACATCTTTATCTGATGTAACATACCACGAATTTCTACTTCTAACTCTTGTTCTGACATATATTGTAAATCACCCATATCTTCTTCGTGGTGTTCAGGAATCTCGGATGAATTTGCACGCTGTGGCGTCTCATCACCCATTTGAAACTTATTATATATTATAAATATTATATTTATTTATCCCAGTACCTCAATGTCGTCTAATAATAAATCGGGCATTAAATCCATTTTTCCCGAATCTATGGAATGAACATCTAAAGCATCCAATATTACTGGTTGATCATTGAAAATAGTCAATTTTGGATTATCGTCATCCTCCTCAGACTCTAATCGCCTTTGAGCATATCGCTGACTACTAATTTCTTCTAATCTTTCTACGTCTTTGGGAGCATTTACCGATTCTTCTTTATTATTTTCATCGCGAACAAAGTCTACGTTATTAAAAGATAATTTGGCGTTAGATTCTTCGCTCGGAAGGTCGGGTAGCTGTGTTCCTTGAGCGACAGCATCGGGATTAGAAGGTGATATTGGGACATTTTTATCCTGCGCACTTCGCTCATTACGTTCTTCTTGTTCACGAATGATTTGTGACCTTATTTCCTCATCTTTTTCGTCAGGTGGTAAAACTTCCTCTTTAATTTCCTCCCTGACATCTTCCTCAATCGTTTCATCCATATAAGCGCGTAATATTGTTTCAACTGGGATGCTTTCTCTCACGGTGTTTAATATACATTCCTGGACAATGACTTCTAGTTCTCTATAATTTTTCTGTATTTGTAGTGGAGGGATATTGTTTTCAAACAAGTAAACATTCTTGTATATTTTTCTTGCTACGGTTACGTAAACCTTGTGAACAAAATCATCCAACTTGGGTATATTTACATCAATCTTCTTTTGTTTTTGACCCACACGCATGGCACTTAATAATTTCAACTGAATAATATGTACACATGTAACCAAATCTTCTAAATAACCACACCCGCTTCTCTCAACAATTCGCTTCCGCTCCGTTTCAATAATTTCATTATTCCATTTCGGTATTCTACTAATATAATTTTGAAAGGTCATTAGATACTTGTCCACTTCATTATTTTCTTTGCATAATTTTAGAGCTTCTTCAAAGATTGATTTGATTCCTTCAATGACTAACGGGGTCAAAATTGTCAACAATCTAGAGCCCCACTCGTTTTTAGACTCATGTAGACTTGAAACATTGAAATCGTCCATTATCTTTACATAAACGAAATATTTTCTAAACTGCAATCTAAACTTAAAAACAAAAAATTTAAGACAAATAAAATAATTATTTGTTCTTTTCTAAATTCTTTTCTAACTTTATTGAATGCCACAAGAAGTTCATAGTATTTACTATCCGGAATAGTGGAAAAAAAGGATAGATTTCTATTTTCTAATAATTGAATCAGGTCTAATCCACTATATCCCTTTTCATATATTTTTTTTGACGATAAAACTAACTGCTGAATAGGAGCATCGTCATTCAAAGATGACAATTTATTTTTAATGGAAACGATTTCTTTCTTTAACCACTCCGCGCGCTGTGTTTTAACATCTTTCATTTTAAAAGTTTCGCTCAAGTTATATTTGTACAAATTAATCGTGGACCCATTCAAAACGGGCTCGGGAACATATATCTCACAGAATCTTGACAATATAGGTTTCAACAACTTGTATTTATCCTCAACGATAATAAAAAATCTGGTGTTATGACTAAAAAGTTCAATACACCTTCGTAGAGCGGATTGTGCATCTATTGTCAATTTGTCCGCATTTAATAAAATTATGCTCTTGAAAATGTCGCCACCATTACAATGAATGTGGGTTTTGGCAAAGAATTTCAGCTCTTCTCTTATAAATTTAATACCCTTACCGTGTGCGCAATTCACATACATGACAAAAGATTTTATTTTTTCCTTGTTATTATTATAAATAATGTTAATAAATTGTTTCATGATTTCTTTTTTTCCGACACCTGATTGTCCATGAAAAATAATATTTGGTATCTTGTGTATTTCATTAAAATATGACAATTTTTCTATTATGGATTCATGAATTTTTAACATATGTTTTGTTTTACTATATAAACCGGTTAATTTTTATATAGTATTTAAACGAAAATCTATAGTGTTTCTCTCATAACACTATCAAAATGATTTATCCGCGAAATGAACAAAATAACATCTTTTTCAACCCATGTGGACGGAAGCCATTCTCTATTTTCTCTATTGTGTGCATCCACAATTGATGAATAATACTCTTCAACGTCAGCGTGAAGATTTATGTTGTGTGACAATTCGGTTAATGACCATGTGGGTGGCTTAAAGGGGTAATCGGGTGGGTATTTTATCGTGAGCGTTATTTTTATGTAGGATGGTAAATAAGTTGAAATAACGTCATTCAATTCGGCGGGCAATTCAAAGATATTATTTTTATTGATATCAAAATTCACATGTTTGTATTTTATCGTTAATTTGCATGAATTGTTGGATTCGTTCTGAAAGGTTATGTCGTTTAAATTTTTAATCTGGAAATAATTTACTATACCCTTTTTACTGGAAATATTTTTTTTGAATTCGTTGAGTCTTCTCTCGTATAACCGCGGATTGTTCATTTTGACATTTATTCTTGTGTTTATAAGAATAAATGTGTTCAATTTTTAGAAAATTCATTAAGCAGTGTCCGTTAAACGCTGTCCGTTAAACTATGTGTATAAGGATTAGACCGAAACGCGTTTAATAAATCAGGTTGAATTCTCTCACATCCAATTTTGTTTTCATCATATTGTTGTTTTGGACGAATTTGTCCCATCATCTCCGGTGATGCATTTACGTTTCCTAAAGTACCCGGAACCCATTGTCTATTGTTATTTCTATCAGAGTCGTATTTAGACATGGAAACATTCATATACCGGTTAAATATCTGCGTATTTCCTTGGTTCGTTCTGCCGACATTTGTTGAAGATTTTATATCATTATTGTGTTGCTTGTAAGCCGCCTCATAATTAACATCTCCATAACGACTCGCAGCTCCGCCAGCGCTACCATAAGCATTAACGTTCGTTGTGTCGCGTTGATTACCGATTGCTTGTTGTTCACTTACCATATACGCGGCGTTTGTTTGATTTCCAACATAAGAATTAGGTGTGAACAAGGTGGTTTCTTTAACCGTAGTGGGGGTTTTATCCGCCGGATTTAATATATAACTCTGGGGAACGGTTGTTCCTGCATCTCCATAAATCCGGATACTATCTGAAAACTCTTCCTTTCTCGTAGGGCGAAAAATATCCATAATAGGTGCAACAACTGCACCAATCGCGCCTCTAAACCCACTGCGAAATGTATCGGGCTGTGAAACGGATGCGCGATTATTTACGTAGTTTGTATGACTTTTCATGAAGTTGTCTTTATCTTCATGTGGTCCGCGATTCGCAGCGTTGGATGGTCCAATATCATTTGTGTCTAGAACATTTCTTTTTGACTCTTGGAAATTTCCCGGAATATATCTTGAACCTTTTTCGGTATTAGATGCAACGCCAGAATAAGATTGTGTGGTAACTGCTCGCGAGGTCGCGCGGTCTTCTTGTTCGGGGCGTAAAGTTGTCGCTTTTTCTAGACCAGTCGTCGTAAGCCATCTGTCTTGAGTTTGAATAAAATAAGTGTCTGGGCGATATTTTTCTATTTTTCCCTCAATTCCTAAATTATTTATATGAGACTGTGCAGGTCCCTGGTGACCATCTAAAGAAAATTCTAATTTAGGATTAGTTTCAACTCGTAATTCGTCTACTGTTTTTGGAAGCCATGATTCGCGTGCCGCCATTCCAGAGTTATAACCACCACTTCCTTCCGTTCCATAACCCTGATTCAATCCGGGCGCTACAGTTTCGCTTTCAAATGGTTTGATATTATTGTTTCTCATAGCAGGATTTACGCGCGATTGATAAAAATCGCTCATGTTAGGTGCGCCGTTTGCCCAGTGAACATGTTCTTCCGGTTTGAACAATGGCGCCGTTTCTACTTTCTTGTTGATTTGTGAACCGGTGCCAGCCATATTGTCCAACATAGATTCTGCTTTATCAACACCATAAATCTGTCCTTTTAATTTTCCGCCATAAAAAGGAATCATATTATTATGCTTAAAATTAGTAGAATCCACATATTCGCCCGTTAATGAATATGTTTGTTGCATATTTTCGCCGACCTTTTTCCCGGCATTTTCTTTAGATTGATATAAATTTTGATTAAAGTATACATCAGTTACTTTATTTGGATTGGGATAATTTTGAACAGTGTCAACCAATTCTTTTGTGTTAATGACCGGATAATTTTCGGGAGGGATTTCAACATTTGGTAGGTAATTTGTTTTTTTCCCCATATTTTGGTAGTTTTCTGTCAGTTGTTCAGTATTGATGATGTTTTTTATTTTTTTTGGGGAATCTTGGTTTGATATTACATATAAACCTCCTAAACCTATTATTGCTAATGCGAATTCCATAATGATTATTATATATAATAAGTATTTTATTTTTCTAATGCAATACTTATTATGATTTTTTTATCAAATGCTTTTCAAATGCTTTTCAAATGCTTTTTGGAGATTTTTTAATCTCTCCCACCGGGATTGGAAAAATATCTAAATTATTTGATGGACACTGTATGTTAGGAACAAAAAAATCTTTTTCTAATATTCTGGTGCTAACATTATTACGAAATGGCATACACGTGTTCTCCTGTGGATCTAAAGGAAGAGTATACCAGTCCACTTGCTCTAAATCTCTTGCGGTCCATGCCGGCATGATGGTCCTTGATTCTTCTGTATATAATGCCTGGTTCGTAGGATATTGCATTGGTTGAGTTTCTACATTAAATTTTTGATACTGGTCTTTTCCTAAACAATCGCGACTTAAATGGCGTCCATATCCTAGTAATTCTCCTTCTAAAACAACACTATTTGTCATCAAATTTCCACCCCAGGTTTGAATCCGAATATGCGGGTCTGCCATATAAGCCGGTTTCTCTCCGTTACCGGGTACATTTAATATCCATCTTCCGGGGTCGGTTGATTGCTGTAATTGTTTTTGAACTCTTGCCGGGTCATCGTGAAATCTTGTAAATGCCATGCACACTAATTTATGTCAATATAAAAAAAATACATCTGCGTACAAATATATATTTTACGTGCACATTCAAAAGGACTGGTTTTCATAAATATCTCTACTTAGCTAAATTAGTCAACAAACTCTAAACGTAGTTACCAATCGTCCTCATCGTCGGACATGTCCGCCCAGCTCACCTTCACCTTGGGCTGCTTCTCCTCGTCCTCATCCGACGATTCACCCAGACAGTCAAACAGGTTGGTCACAGTCTTTGTCTCCTTGGGAGACTCCTTGAACGCCGCCTTTTCTTGGCGGGATGATGTGATGGCGCCGCCGCCACCCGACTTTGCCGTGCAGAACTTGGCGAAATGACCCAGCTTGTCACACTTGTGACAATGGTTGTTCTTGATGGTGGGGCAGCAAATGCGCCCCTTGATGTCCCTCAAGTTGTGGTTTCCATAAGCCGTCGGAGGAAGCCCGGCATCCTTGCACACCTTGCAGTGGGCGGCGGTGGCGGAGGCGACAGTTGAGCGGCGGGACATGGTTACACAACACTTGGTTCAATCAAACTTTACCCTTCTTTTTTTACGAAAAAAGGTTTCAATTTTTTTAGAAGACGCATTTTTTTTCATGATTTTCAGGAGATTTAGAAAAAAATAAAAAATATAGTTGTATATAAAAATGCTTTCCGTGGCAGCTGAAGCCAAATTAATGGGAATTGTTAAGCGATTAGGACAATGGGAACAGGACTATCAATCTGATGAACGCAATATAAAAATGTGGCGAACTCTTGCCGCAAGGAACCCTGAGAAATTAAAACAGTATGATGCTACCCTTCCTGAAAGATTGAAACAACTACAACAAGAAAGAGAACAAGCCAAATATGGACGACCCGATATAATGACAACTATAAAACAAATGCGGGAGTTTACCGATATGGTTCTACCTCAACATAAAGCAGTTGCACCTGCCCCTGAACCGAAAATTATAAAAAAACCAGAAGTTGGGAAACAATCTGAAGTTAAACAATCAAGCTCAAAAAACAAAAGTGTAAAGAAAGAAAGATGTCCTAATGGAACAAAAAGAAACACAAAGACCGGAAAATGCAAACCAAAGTAATATTCACGTAGATAAATCACTGTTCCTTCTTCTTAGATCATTGTAATGTTGCCTTTCCGTACAAATATCCCCATTTCATAGACAGATTAAATGAGAAAGTGTGTAAAAAATTTGATAATAAACAAAATCCCCCTTTTACAACGACGTGGATTTCCGACACCAGTAAAAATTGATTTGGTTTTTGTTGTCTCTAAAACAGATACAACAAAAACAAAAGATGTTCGGCTGCATGTTCCAGAGCAAGATGGCGACCGAGAAATCAACGCCGAATGTTGAAATACCAACAAAAACATGCGACGAGAAAAGAATAGAAAAGTTGAAATTAAAGTATAACAAAGCCAAAGAATTACTTTCTCATTCAGAGGGGCATCTTCAAATTGTTATATACAGAATGGAACAATGTTATCAAGAACAAGTAAAAGCCGAGGAAGAATTGATGCTGGCACAAATAAAATATAAAAATTCTAAAAAAGAAAGTCAAAATCTTTCTCGCGAGTTGAGGTATATGCGAAATGTCGTTCGTCAAAACAAAATGCAAAAGAGTGGGGCGCTCTATCGTTGCACTGCGGCAATCAAAGAGAATAATATGAAAATTCAGGTGAAACTATTCAACGCGTCTCAAGAAGTAGAAAGACTAGAAAGACTAGAAAGAATTGAAACTTCGGGTACTTTGAATTTAGAACTGCTTCGTTCCAAAGTTCCAGACGAAGTTCTAAAGATTATCGCGTCTTATATTCCCTACAAGACCCGCATAGAAATGATTGAGCATTTTCACAAGCCACAGAATTACCTACGATGTCTTTCTTCAGACAGACTACACGAACTTCTTCGTAATATGAACTATGCAAGTTACTACTGTTTGACCAGAGTATTAGCATCTAATAAAGAGGTGAATTTGTTGCGATATGAAAAAAGTATGCCAATTTGCGAGACCTTCAGAAAAGAAGAAAAAATCACAAAAATTAAATTCATCCTTATGATCTTGAAAAAAAAGGACCCGGAGTGCGCTTTGCGCGTTTTGAAAGTATTTACAATCCTCAACCAAGCAAACATTGCCAACAAATGCAAAATCACAAACAAGATATTCTTCCTGGACTTGAAACAAGATGCGGGATTCATGACTCATGCTTGTTGATAATAGCAATAATGTTGTTGTATTTGCATGCGATAAAACAGTCGCTTAGTAACAAAAGCCGATTTTTAGAATAGTGTAGAATAGTGTAACTATTATAAAAAAATGATTTATAACTTACCTTTTTTTACGATTAAGAACCATAAACAAATGTCCGAAACGTTCTCAACCATAAATTTGCCTATAGATGTAGTGATGCATATATTACGTTTTGATGCTAGGTTTAGTATTAGAGGCGAAAAAATAATAGATAAATTGAATAAAAATAAACACAAATACGTTATTCATTTTTTAGTAAATAAACCATTGCCTCATTTCAGAATTCACGTAAGAGAGTTTAGAGAGAAATGTCATTGTGTTTATTTACCCCATAACATGCAAATACATTATATTGTCAATTATGATGAACACGATAAAACAGGAGGATTAGATATACGTTTATACAAAAAGTGTCAATTACTTAGTAGAGTAATATGTGAATAAAAAATAATGTTTTTTATGGATTTTTATTTTGTTTGTTTCATACTTTTTCAAAGACTTTCAAAGACTTTCAAAGACTTTCAAAGACTTTCAAAGACGCTCAGCAGTAAAATGAAGAAACTGGCTTTCAACATGAAACTCGGAACCAATAACCCCTTCAACAAATTCTGCAGTGATTTTCCACTCCTCGGGGCGTTCCATTTCTTTACTGAGTTGGTAACAGAACATATTGAGCGACATAATTTCTTTGCTTCTTGAATCAGAATGATTTAGTCCGGTCAAAATAGAACCTACTGCCTGAGTTGTAAATAGAAGCGCGATTTGCCCGTTAATTTGTGGACATAATTTATAACAATTCACAATATACATAATCACTTGCGCCATAATTTGCGGGTCCTGATGTGGAAAAATTGCCACCGCCCCTCCAGTATTCATTTGCAGAATCATATTTCCTACAATAATGTGGATATGCGATTCGGGGGTGTCTCCACTACAGTCTTCCAGTAACCTCTTGTCTAAATCCATGCAATCAAATTTCCTGCATGCCACGTAAACTTGAAACACGAGACGGTAAAACGCCGCCGCACGGAATGTCTTTCCGCCAGAAATGGTTTCCGCATCCATCATTGATTCCAACATTTCCGCCATGGTCTTATTTACAAGTTCATGAAATGAATTAAAAGGTATTCAATTTTTTTATGGACAAGGAAATGGGCGCTGGCTTTTTTCAACCGCCAAAGGTTCGGGCATTAATAGCGGATTTTTCTCAAAAAAATTGGCGGATTTTAATGGTTTCAAATCAGGAACAATTGGTGCCAACGGTGTGACCAAATTAGTAGACCCGATTCCAAATAAATAAGATTCTATTTGGACCGCATTGTTGGAAAGTTGATCCCAAGGAATCTGTCCAGGATTCACACCATTTCCCGCAATTTTTGTATCAAATGCCGCACCATACTGTGAGTTAGGATAGAGAGTATAATTTTCAAAATTTTTATATCTTCTTTGTTCTAAACAGTAGTCGCCGGGAGTGTTCAAATTTCGCGTAGATGCCATGCTATATTATACTTATAGTAGAAAATATAATAAATCTATTTTTTCCGAAGACATTTCTCCTTTTTCTAAAAATTCGGAAATACATGCGTGTGTCAAATAAAAATAATCATATGAAAACAATAGAGGAAAATCAGTTATTTTTTCTACTACTTTTTTAAATGGTTCATAATTACCTATTTTTTCACAAATCATGTCAAGCGCATCATGAACGATTTCGTTTTTATATTCCACCATTTCAAACACTTGCAGGAGCTCTGCTTGATATAAAATTTCGGACATATCTTCCAGTCCTTCAATATCTTCCTTGTCTATTTTACTCATATCTACTCCGTGCGGAATAGACAACGAAGGATCATAATAATTATATGTACAAATGAACTTTGAATTATACATATAATAAACATTTGGTGAATTATTTATGTCGTTTTTAATAAACATTTCTAGTGTATCGTGATTTTCTCCTATTTTTTCTTGTTCGTCTTTTTTTTCCTCCAGAAGTTTCACTCAATTTTGGTGAGTGAATAGAAGAATTTGAATTGTCGTTATTTGCCTGCGTGATCAACGAATCAGCTGAAGAATCGGAAAAACTATTACTTAGATTTATTGAGTGAATGGAACCCTCGTCATTTTCCTGACCGATAAAAGATGGAGAGTCGCTGTCAACAACACTACTTCTGCCGCTACTTCTAGCGCTACTTCTAGCACTACTTCTGCCGCTACTTCTCCCGCTACTTCTAGCACTACTTCTAGCACTACTTCTAGCGCTACCGCTACTACTCGTAAAACTTAATTCTCTATATTGTCTTGGCCTGCGCGTTCGCCGATTAGGAGCTCGCGACGACCTGCGTGTCCTAGGAAGATTTGACATATTACTATACAATACTAATATATAAAAAAAATATTTTAATTGCCATGCGCATCACGAGTAAATTCGCGCGACGGAACACCTCCGCGGATCCAACCCTCAGAGGCGGCGCCCTCCACGCTGTACGCAGCATTGGTCATTCGTTCTTGAACATCCGGAAGAAGAGGCGTCGTCTGATATTTTAAATAACTTTTCTCGGACAATTTTGTAACAGAGCGTCTATTAGTTATCGCCTCGCCCTGCATAATTTGTGACTCCATGACAGGGTCAACAGAACCACGACCTAAATAAGGAACCGTGGCAAAAGGGCGGTGAAAAAGGTCTATTTTGCTTTTAGGATGTGTTTGAAGGGCACCCATTAATAATTCCGAGTTGTCATCAATATTGCATCCACCCGCACCTACATTATGACCCCCGGTATAATTTATTCCTGGCTGCATTACCGCCAAGCCTATGGGATTTTGCATCGTGCAATCACTAGCATAATAATTTTGAAGGCTATAATCACATGCGTTCGTGTTTTGAATTGTCTTCTGGTCCTGTGAACAAGAATCATTTCCTATTCGGGACATATTATCAAAAATATAACTAGACACGTTAGCCATCTTATAATCTATTGGGATATATTATTTTTACTAAATAACCAATAATAATATACTAATAAAGATTATATCTGACATTGTCTTGTAACAGCGCCTGGACATCTCCGTCTCTCGCCGACGGCATATTTCCATATAACCAATGCGCGAATGCTCCTTGGTCGTTTGCAATTTTTGTATTTGGATTACTATAATAGTGCCACATTGATTGGTCAAATTCAAATTTTTCTCCTAAATCCCCAAATAACTGTTTATTTGTATTCGTTATTTTCGGATTCAATTGTTGAACCATTTTTTTAGTAGAATTATTGATATCCTCATAAACGGTGGGATGAAAAGACGGAGGCGCCGACTTTCTATTGGGTTTGTCGTTAATTTCTGTCAATAACACATTTCCCATAGGATTTTTTTTATCAGTAGTCTCAAATTCAGATTTCATAAATTTTTCCAGAGTGGCGGGATTGATCATGACACCATGTGCGGAAGTCATTTCACTGTTTATCTCGTCAGTAATCCCATTCGCCCTACCCATACTAATCATACTATTGTTCCCACCCGGCGGTTTTACGTCTGTAGCATTTCTTAATCTGTCCATCTCAGAATTGCTTAACATCTTTGACGTGGTTTCTTTCGTGAAATTATTAATTTTTTCATCTATATATTCTTCTTTATCATTAGACGTCATTCCCTCTGCGTGTTGCTTACGTAATTTATACATAACAAATATTAAAAACAGCGTAATAATTCCTACTCCTAAAATGTTTGTCGTCCTTGTAAAAATATATCCTAAAAGGGACAATAATATGACAAATCTAGTTATGGCATTTAATTTTTCCTCAAAAGACATTGTTTGCAAAGGCCACGCTTGAAAGATATATTCCTTATTTAATAAAATAAATGGATCGTTTCCCCAAAATGGAACTGTCATTATATATATTATATATAGTAATCTAATATAGTTTTACATATTTTTCTAGAAAATTTACTTTTTTCCTTTTTTCTTCTTTCCATTTGGATTTGCCGTTCTCGGTGTTTTTTCCGGTTTTTCTGCAAATAGTGCAGCTAATTGGTCATCCGTTAATGCTTTTTGTTCCACTGGTGGAGTCGCTGTCTGCTGCTGAAGCAAAGCAGTCATTTGCTTTAATTCCATTTTTTTCTTCATGCGGTCTTTCATCTGTTTCAGTTTATTATGTTTATCTAATTGCGCCTCCATCGCTCCGGTATTTATTTTCGTTTTTTTTCCCAGTCCCATTTTCGCCAACATCTCCTGCATTCCACCCATTTGCTGCATCATCTCTGCCAAGTCGGGCATTTCTCCAGCCGCGCCTCCACCCAGACCCCCACCCCCGCCCCCCCTATTTTTCCCCATTTTGCCCATCATTTCCGCTATGTTATCCATTCCAGGCATATTTTTCATCTTGCCCATTAATTCAGTTGCTTCCGACATAAGTTCACTCTTATTTATCTCTCCGGATTGCATTTTAGAATCTAATTTTTCCCCCACATTCTTTACCAAATTCATTAATTTCCCGGGATTTTTGAATAAATTTTGGAAAACTCCCTTAACATCAGTAATATTTTCCATATCAATATCTAAATCGCCCACAGTTTCCTCTGCAATTTCTCTCGCTAATTCTCCTAACTTTCCACCCATCATACCGGTAATATGATTATGAATATTTTCAGCAGAAGGCATACCTTGTCCTAAATTTATTTTTGGTTCTCCTTCTTCCGAGTTTTCTCTCTCCTCTTGTTCAAACATTTCTTGCATTTTCTCCAGCGTTTCTGTTAATTTCTCTTTGAAATCGTTTTCATTAATCGTCTCAAAAATCTTTGCCGTATCGCCAAAGGCATCACTATTATTGATGCTTTCAACAATTGTCACAGAAATAAGCTGCAAATATTTCCAAATAGTTTCGCGCGTAGTGTCACTAATATCACATTGCCATAAGTATTTAAAACTGATTCCGGGCAAAAATTCGGTATTTGTCACCGAGTCTTTCTCAAACATTTCCTGATTTTTATACAAAATATCCAAGAATCTCTCTGGAAATACGGTTTGACAATAAGAAAAAATATATTCAAGGCTTTGCTGTTTATCTTCACCCACCTTTTCACCCGTCTTCCACCATTTAGAAATTAAAGGCTCGTACTCGGGGAATGTAGTAATAATGTCGCCAATAAAATCCGTGATTATCTTGTCAAACTTTTCCGGGAGTGCTTTTTTTTCAGTTGCTGACTTGTTTTCCATATATTATAATTACTGTTATATTTATTTAACCTTGTTTTCACAAAATATATAATTACAATAAATTTACAATAAATCGGTTGTAAAATTTTCGTCCCCTATTACATTTTTAAGAACAGATTCTAAAGTGTGCTTTTCCATATTCCTCTGAATGTCGTGCTTTTTTATTTCGTAGAAATTCCAAGAACGGTTTAGATGAACTGAGCGCCCGGCATATTCACCGCGACAATTTATTTTTGTAAAATTATCAAAAAACGCCAATCTATAATCACCACCATCCGGAATTATACCATGTTTTCTGAAAAC